CCAATAGAAGCTGCTAATGAAGCGCGAGTTGTTCCACCTGCTCCAGAGGCACCTGAACCTATACAAAGCATTTGAACCATGGTGATACCCATAGGTTTGTTCCATATTTGCCAAACACCTACACCAGCAGTAGCAGACATTCCCATATCTCTAAAGACTTGGAAGAATTTCTCTTTATTATTAGGTTGATGATTAAAGTCTAACATTAATAGTTACCACCATATACAGTCATACAAACTTCAGTGCTAGCTGCTGGTTTTTGATGAACAGAGGCCAATAGGTAACTACCTGAAGGTAGGATAAAGTTAAGTGGTATATCTATGGGGAATGTGGCAGTAGATGAACTGGCTGCTGTTTGTACAGCCATAGTAACCTCTTCTATACAGTAAGTATTGGATGATGTAGTGGCTCCAGATGATACAGTAGAGACATATAACCTTACAACTGTAGCAGTAGTGGCTGTTGCTGCTGCTGAAGCTGTCCATCTAAGTCGTAGACGCTGTAGATATGAACCATCAGTTCCACCAGTAGCTACCACTACCATTTCGCCAGTAGTACCTGACACACCAGTAGCTGCTGTACCGTTAGAAACAGTTAAAGCTGTGATACTGTTAGTAATGCTAGATTTTTGTACTAGTGGGGTTAAACTGAAAATCGGGGATGTGTTTGCTGCCATTTGTTATTTCCTTTATATGACGTAAAATGAGTTAGCGACGTTAAATATACGACCAGTAGTACCTGATGAGGTTGCTGGAGTTACCCAAGAAGGAGCTGAGGCACCATTACTTTGTAATACCTGGCCAGCAGTACCAGCTGCCAACCTAGTCCTAATGCCGTTCGTACCAGCGTAATCTGTATCACCGATAGTGGTGAGAACTTCACTTGAAGTATAATCTACTCGCCAGTTAGCGGCAGTTGTAGGTGTAGCTACTACGGCAGTAAATGTAGCATATGAACTTGGAACCATTACCTTAATTGTATTGGCACCAGACGATTGAACAGTAATAGCACTAGTTGATTCGTTGGATATAACCCATCTTTGACCTTGAGCAACGCTTGTAGTAGGCAATGTGACTGTTTGCGCAAGAGTTCCTGTCCAAACTTGGTTAGGATTGCTAGCAATAGTCATGTTTGTTGTACCACCGGCAGTAGCGGTAGTTGTCCAACCTTCAATCATGCTCTTTACGGTAATGTTTGCGTTAGCATCTCTACCAGCAACAGTAGAGGCAGTGGCAGCAGTTGTACCTGCACCCCATGTAGGGGCTGATGTACCACCAGCTGAAGTTAATACTTGTCCTGAAGAACCATTGGCAAGTCTAGTTTCTACGCCAGATGCACCACCATAAACTATATCGCCACCAGTTGTCATTGGATTTAAAGCTAAAGTTCCAGTAGTTCCTGGTAACGTTATTGTAGTAGAACCCGCTATAGCAGCAGCGTTAAGGATAGAAGAGCCTGATGTAGAACCAGCAAGTATAAGTTTACCTACCGCTCCGCCTATGGTACCAAATGTCTTAGCTCCAGTTACTGTTTGTACTGAGGCAAGTACCATATCACCAACGCCTTTAGCATCAATCTGTGTCTGTATTGATGATGTAACGCCCGATAAGTAGCCCAATTCAGTATTGGTGACTGAAGATACTTCTATCGCACCAGTTGAAGAGTTAGTTTGCAATGCCCTAGATACAGTTAAAGCTGCTAATTTAGATAGTGCTATAGAACCAGCAAGCATTGTACTAGTAACTGTTCCTGTATCACCACTACCTACTAAAGTTCCAGTAGTTCCTGGTAATGTAAGGGTGGTAGATCCTGCTATTGCTGCCGCATTAAGGATAGATGAACCTGAAGTAGAACCTGCAAGTATAAACTTACCTACCGCTCCACCAATAGTACCGAAAGTTTTAGCACCAGTTACTGTTTGTACTGAGGCAAGTACCATATCACCGCCACCAGATGCAGCTGCCCAATGTCCGTTACCAACAGTATCGGTTGATGTCCAAACGTGACCAGTAGTACCTTCACTACCATCTACGAACTTGATTTTACCTCTAGTACCGCCAGAAGTAGTACCAATGGAAAGTGTTATATTACCAGAAGTACCTGCTCCAGATGCAGATCCAGATGTTAAAGATAGTGAACCTGTGGTACCTGTACCTGTATCACCTGAAGATATAGAAACACTACCTGTTGTATGACTAGTAGCTGCTGTACCTGAGTTAATTAAAACGTTACCTGAGTTACCTGTACCTAGATTAGTATCACCAGTTCTAAGCCACGCATAACCAGTATTAGCAGAACCGCTTTGGTTTCCTGATCCGACTTGTATGTTTTCAGAAGCAGTTCCGCCAGTACCATCATTGGTTTTTAAAATACCATTGACACTAGTACCGAATATAAGTGAATCATTTATAGCAACAGATGCTAGGTTTGATAAAGCTGTATTAGCTCCACCGCTAGCTGATGCTGCCCAGGATATATCTGTACCATCTGAGGTAAGAACATAAGTATTAGCGCCTCTACCTAGTCTAGAGGTGACGTTAGAGGCGTTACGGTAGATTATATCACCACGAGTAGTCATTGGGTCAGCAAAACCTGTAACAGGTGTTTGCCATGTAGCTGTGGTACTAGAAGTAGCCGTAAGCACCTGATTTGCTGAAGGTGCAGTAGCCGCAGATACGTTAATGGTAGTTGTAGCTGATTTAAGAGCATCAGTAGAACCGGAGTTGCCAGAAACAGAGGTTTGATCACCTGTGTTAGTACCAGATAGATTAGCTACAGCAGCGTTGGCTAGCATAGCGTTAGTGATAACACCGTTAGCAATAGAAGTAGCATTACCTACGGACGTAACTACGCCAGTAAGGTTAGCATTAGTAGCATCATTACCGTTAAGCTTCTGAATTGCTTGGAGAATAGAATCTGTAGCAGCAACCGTACCAGCACCTGAGACATAGCCAGTAAGTACCTTAGCTATTACCGCAGAATTAGTCACAGTAGCAGTAGCAGAACCAGGTCCTGAGGCCGTTACTTCACCAGTTAAAGCTGTAATATAGTTGCCAGTTGCTTGTTTAGCATTAAGTTGCGTTTGAATAGCTGAAGTTACACCTGAAACATATCCTAATTCAGTAGGAGTGACAGAAGAACTCACTAGATTCTTGCTAGCGTCAAAGTAAGGTACGGTAGATACTGTAGCAGAGGCTAAAGTTAAAGATCCATCAGCCTTAATCCTAAGTCTTTCAGCAGGTGCACCAGCATTAGCCGTGTAAAGGACTATATCGCCTAAGCGAGTAGTACCATTACCTGTATATAATACTTCCATTTTGGCTATAGAAGCCCAAGAAGAGTTATGTCTACCGTGATAATCTTGTCTACCTACTGTGTCACCATTGCTTAGGTCAGCAGTAGATGCCCTAGAACGCCTAAATTCAACATGAGCAGCAGAGGTAGATGTACTATTTTGGTTCTCCATCCTGATTACAGGAGTGGTAGGTGAAGTTAAGTCGTCATCATTGCGTAGTTCAGCAGTTTTTAGACCAGATAGGTTAGCTGAATCATCTAGTATAGCAGAACTATCTTGTATAAGTTTACCCGTAGTGGCATCAAATCTAACTAAGGCATTATCAGTAGCCGATGCTGGGCCAGCAACTTTAGCATTTAGAGCTGTTTGTAAATCTGTTTGTGAAGATAGTGTACCTGTAATGCTACCCCAAACTCCACCTAAGGCAGAACCGTTAAATAGTAGTTGGTCACTGCCATTCACAGATAAGGCTAGGTTGCCTGAGTTGGCATTGTTTCTAAAGGATATAGTATCTGATACTGCTAGTCTTATTTGACCAGAAGTAGCGGGGTTAGTTGTGCGTGATTTGTAATATAGTGATTTTAGACCATAGTTTGCGCCAAAGTCTACTTCAGATTGGAGGATAAAAGATCCACCAGCTTTTTGTAACATACCACCAGTAACAGCTACGGCCCAATCTGTGGCATCGGTACCCCAGTTTAAGTCACCCTGTTCTGGGTAGTAATAATAGTTTCCATTTACATTTAAAGTAACGGCCATATAGTTAAGTACCTCTTAGTAAAGTATTAAAAAGGGGTCTAAGAGCGTTAATCTCCTAGACCCGTTAACAGGTTGTGATATACCTTATCTAAGGTCTAATGTGTAAGCCGTGCCATCAGTACCAGCAGAGAAGGCAACTACTGCGACGTTAGTGAGTGATTCGCTGATTTGCAAGCCATTTCCTATTAAACCAGGAACTACAGCTGTTACTGTAACTACACCTAAGGCTGCTGTTGCTGTAACTTTACCAGTAAGTGTTGATACGCTATTGATTGCGAGTGCAATACTAGTAGCTTGGGTAGCAACTGTACCAGAGATGTTAAACTCACCTGAAGCAGCAACTGCGCCAGAAGCCTTGGCTGTTAGAGTGACGTTAAGTAGTGACATAGTTTCAGCAGCTACCGCAGATCCAGTAGAAGTAATAGTAGCAGTAGCTTGTACCGCACCTACTTTCACTTCCAGTAACGAACTGTTTTGATTAGGTATAGATCCAATAAAGCTCTCAAGATTTTGTAGTCCTGGCAATCCTAATGGAGCCAAATCACACTTGCTCTTGAAGTCATCAGCAGTTGCACTACCTGTATCGATAATTATTCTTTGTAAAGACATCGATTCTCCTTTCTAAGAGAAAAAGAAGGCTAGTCCTAGCTCTACTATTAGCTAGCCTTCAGGTCAGGTTATAAACTGTTAACGATACCAGAGATGTATACGCACTGAGCCGGAGCTTCAACGAATACAGCTTGGTTTGTGTAAGCACGTAGGCCAATTCCTGCTTTTGCTGGGATAGTGAAGAAGATCTCGTCAGCTGGACGTGTTGGGTCGTTAAGGCTAAGCTCACGAGCACCAATTCTCATACACTTATCTTCTGGGAAAATGAAGCAATCACCTTCTTTAACGATGTTGTAAGGAACAATCTTGATTATTCCGTTTTGTCCAACATATTCAAGTTCTTCGCTACCATTAGAAGACTTCTTCTTGCTGTATGACCCGTCGAAACGTCTTAGAGCGGCTAAGTTAGAAGCAAGGTCAGCCCATGTTTGTGGGTTACAAACTAGAGTAACGTCACTATCAAGTCCACGTTGTACAGCTTTAGAAACAGAAGCAAGTACTTTCTGCATAGTTAATTGTCCAGTTACAGCAACGCTGTTACCTTTCCATAAGTTGTATGTACCAGCGTCGATACCGAAAAGTGATCCAGTGTTAGTGAAGATCTTCTTAAGTCCAGCCATTTCAGCAAAAGCGAAAGTTCCAGCAGAACCGGATACTGAACCATAGAAGTGGACGTTACAACCATAAGCTTCAACAGCAGTTTCAAGGGTAGTAAGTGTTCCAGCAGTTCCAGCAGTACCAGCAGCTAGGTAAAGAGTGCGGTTATCAACATCAACTTTAGCAATCTTGAAAGATCGTAGTGAGTCTACAGCTGTGTTATCAGAGGCTTTAACGAAAACTACGTTAGCGTTTTCAGATCCTGCCCAGATACCAGATGCCCAATCGGCAGTGCTGATTATTAGAGGAAGCATAGAGGAAGCAATAGTTACTGTTTGTGTAGCAGAAGAAGCAATCTTGTCACTACCATAAAGCATTGCAATTTCTAGTCTCTTCTCAGAAGACTTAAGCATGTTTTCGAACTTGGTTGACATTGCACTCTTAAAGGCTGTAGCAGAGTGGCTAGCACGAGCTGCTTGGTTGTAACCTACTGTAGAGTCAAGAACGATGTCGGCACCAGGAACGATTGCTGACTGCATGGTCATACCTACAGACTCGTTAAGGTCGTAAGCTGATTGGCTGTCAAGAGAATAGGTGAATCCACTTTCACCGGATAGGATAACTGCTTGTTCGTACTGCTTACCGTTTTGTAGCTCGGAAGGAACGAAAGAGATCATTGAAGCTAGTTTGCTAGCTTTTGGGATTAGGTCTTCTACGCCTTTAGCATATGCGACTTTATAGAGTGCGTTAAGTGTGCCTGAGTCAATTGCCATGATAATGTCCTTTAATTTTAGAGCCTTAGCTCATGTTTATTTGTGTTGATCCGTTTGTTTGTCTAGCGTCGGTAGTTCTTTGAGGGTAGCCGTAGCATCCTGTATGTTCTGCCTGTCAAGTAAAGAGATAAGATTCTTTGTGGTAGCCGCAGCGCCAGGAATCTCCCTTATAAGTTAAAGTATTAAAAGTCTACTTTTTCCTATTAAATTCTTTCCATTCCTTAGGAGTCATACGTTTAGAGGTGTCTCTAACCCTCTCTCGTGGCTCTCCTTGGTTGGATGGTGTCCTAAGCTGGTCTTCTGGGGTCTTTACCTTAGCTCCCCTAGCTTGTAGGATCTTAGCAGCAGTTTGATCACCCAATAGGCGAAGTAGTGTATCACCATCTGCGTCTTGGAATAGGGCTAGTTGGGCTTTCTGTATGTCTTCCTTAACCAACTGAGCAGCTTCTGATGGGGTCATTTCAAACCCTATCTTAGCGGAACGACTGATATATTTAGCCATTTCAGCAACCATAGGTTTAGTAGCTGGTAGTTTAGACTCTGCTAAAGCTGCTACAAAAGAATCATTATAGTCCTTAGTGTACTTAGCTTCTAGTTGTTCCATGCGTTGTGCTTCTACTTGACGTTTCTGTTCAGCTTCCATTTCGTCTATCTTCTTAAGCTTCTCTCTAGCTATCTTTAATTCTTTATCCCTAGGATCTAATAGTTCATCTTCCAGTTGCTTGGCTAGGTACTCTTCAGCTAGTTTGCGAGGATCATGGCCTAGTTTGTTTGCAGCTTCATAGAACTTACTAGGATCTTTCATTAAAGCGATGAATTCTTCTGCTTGTCTCTTAGCTGCTATACCTTCTTGTAGCTTCTTATTAGCGGCTTTCTGGTGAGAATAACCTCTAACTAGTTCATTTTCATCAACTTCTTCTTCTTTACCATCAACCTTAACCTTCCACTTCTTAATAGCTTCTTTAGCTATATCAGAGATACTTGCTTCTTCCTTAGGTGTTTGGACAGGTACTTTAGGTGCGGTTGGTTCTTTAGTCTCTTTAGGAGCTTTAAGACTTTCTACGTAAGCTTTGGCTTCTTCACCGTTTAAGTCCATCAAACTCTTACCATTAAAGGTAGGTTCAGTGGGTGTCACTACTGGTGTAGACACTGGTGCGGTTGTTACTGGAACTACTGGATCTGACATGTTTTTCCTTCTAGACCGTAATTAAATGGGTCTTATATTAGCGTATGGCGAAATGCCATATAACTTGTTACTTTTGGCCTTCTATAATAGCCGCAGATCGTTCATCTGTTCCGGCTGGTGGTGATGGCATATTAGGTTGACTAGGCATATTAGGGCCTGCTGGATTAGTAGGTTGCATACCTTGACTAGCCTGAGGTGCCATTGGTGGAGGCGGTGCTGGTTCATGGTGTAGTACCGCACTAAGTTGTTGTAAGCCAGGGTTATTGAGCATAGCCATATGTTCAGAGATGTGATCTAGAGTAGCTTGTACTACTGGATTGTTAGGATCTTGTCTGATTTCGGGGTTGGCTAGTACTACCGAATGTTCAAGAATGTGCTTAGCGTGGTTATCTGTAGCTAAGGCACGTTGTGGTTGTCCTTCAGATAGACCTTCATTCTCAGCTTTGATTAGTAGTAGTTGTGCTTGCTTACCTTCTATTAGAGGTTCAAGCTTACCAGTCGTAACTACTTGTAAATACTGATCTGGATTGTCAATTAGGCCGTTTTGTAATAGTGTTTCAGCTAGGTTCACTTTACCAGCTGTAGTTCTAGTCATAGGATTACCCATATCCACCATAACACGATTAATAGCATTAAGGTCGTCACCGGTAAACTCCTTCATTAAAGGTCTATTAGACTTACCAGCAATAGCAGCTACACGTGGTACAGCAGCGTAATCCTTAAGGATGTTGATTGTTCCTGTACCTAAGTCTTCAATAAGTTGTGAGTAAGAGCGTTGTAATGACATAGAGAACTGAATAGCCATAGATTGTACTAGTGCTAGAGCAGCACCAGACTTAAGTGAAGCTTCAGGGTTACCACGTGCTACACTGTTTACACCTGATATAGTCTCCATAAGGTGTTCTAATGTCTGCATAAAGTTAAAGATTTCAGCTGGAGTCTGAGTAAGGTTTAGTGCTTCAGGTTTACCTATCTTTGGGTCATATTCCATTACATTTAAGCCACCAGACATTTGTGGGGTGGATAAGTCATGTCCTTTAGGTACTAAGATGTTCTGTACACCGAATGTAGCTTGGTTAGTCACTACAGTAGAATATAGTGAATCTATTGCTTCCTGCATAGGCATAAGGTCAAAGCCTACTGTATAACCAAAGATTGTGCCAGTCTCTTCATCTGGGGCAATACGATAAACGTGGTTATCCTTATATGGGATAGGACCATTCATCATTACTGTACCATTCTCTAGGCAAGTAGTATATCTACCTTCAGGTAGAGCAGGTGTAGGTTTGTGTACAAGTGTATAAACGGCAATGTTATCACACTCTTCTAGTGACTCTGCTGTGAATAGTGATGTCTCTACTAAGTCAGAGATGTCCTGTGTACTAGATAGGATGTCTTCTTCTAATTCTGGGAACTTGGCGGCTAAAGTGTACTTATTCTGAAAATCACGTAGGATGTACCAGTCAGCTTGAGTAGATGAAGTTTGTGTAAAGTCACGTATTACGTTGATAGGAATATAGTTTGTGTACCGCATATCACCCTCGTATTGAGGTTGACCGGTAGCAGTGAGACCATATTGTTTACCTAGTGTAGCATCCCATTCAGCCCTTACGAAACCTTCAGAGAAGATAAGTGAGTCTTTAACTGCTTGAACTATAAAGCGTTCTAGTTTTTTCTCTCTCATATAATAGTCTAGTAGTCCTGTTGCTAGGATGACTTGTGATAGACTCTTAACATCAGTGTTGGTTGCGCGTGGTTCAAATGCTGCCCTTTGTTGGGTAGTCATTGTCTCTAGGTGTAGTAATAAGTTACGGTAGTGGTTGACAGAGAGTGTTGAAAGTTCACCTTGTTCACCGCCAGATCCTATCATAGCGCCATTTATGCGTGGTCTGTAGTAGTATGACCAAGATCTCTTATAGAGTTCTAGGCGACCAGAAGAGCGTAAGTACCTGTAATAACGATCAACTTTGTCTAATATAGAATCTGCTATCTCATCTTCAGGTAGTGTTGCCCAATAAGGCTTATTGCTGGTAGGTTGCTTCATGGTATCTCCACTAGTAGTATTATAAAGTATTAACTTACTTATTTCGTTTAGGTAGTAGTGCGTTCTTGATTACATTAGCGTTATGACTTGTTGGCTTATTACTACCGTTAGTCCATGTACGCCAGGTAGGGGCAATGACAGAGGGGACTGGATTACTGTGTTTAGCAAGGTTCCTCACTAAGTAGATAAGAGCAGCTAAGTGATCATAATGGCCATAGATCTTATTCCTAGCAAACTCTTTACGCTTACTATCCCATATACCAAACTTAAGACAACCTAGAAGCATAGTACACTTAGGATTGATAACTATTTGACCATTACCTACCATTATCCTTACTTCGTTTATCATAGCTTCGAGTGACTCTTTGTTAGTCTCCATGAAGTGTACGTCGTGTAAACTGTTTAAGTCCATGATAAGATGAGGGTTATTGTTATCCGATATACGTCTGAATGGCTTAATCTCACCCCACAGCTCTTGTTCCTTCTTAAGAAGTTCATCCTTTAGAGTGATAGTAGTCCAAGTAGAGCCTTTCATAGTGTGTTCGTCCTCTATGAATAGTGTGGCTTGCTTAAAGTCGTAGTAGCCAAATATAAGTGCGGTGTGGTCTTTACGTCCTAAGTCCATACCTACATACCTGTGGTGGAATGGCCAGCGTTCATCCTTGGTAGGTATGCCTATATACTTCTCATTCCAGTCCTTCACTAAGGCTAAGTCATCATCTAGGATGAACTCACATAGACATTCTCTACGGAAGGCAGTAGAATCTACTCCACCTAATTCCTTAGACATCCTATCTATATCTGCTTGTGTAATCAGCGGGTTATCATATATGGTTAATTTGACATATCCACCTTCAACTTCAGCCTTTTGTACATAATCTACGAAGGAGTGAGCTGGTGTAGAGGGTGGGGTAGAGATGAATATGATCTTACAGTTGGGTCTGTGTAGTGTAGCAGGAACAATAATAGACTTGTAGATATAGTCAAGGTTATCAACGAAACCGCACTCATCTATCACAATCATATCTATAACGTTACCACGGAGTGAGTTTGGAGACTTATCACAACCTACTAGTTTAATTTCACTACCATTTTTAAATACCCACTTAGATCCTTGAACCTTATATACTGGTTTAACAGCCTTAGGGCAAGACTCTAATACTATATCAAATGTGGGTAGGATGAACTCTACTAGGTCAGTGTGGAAAGCTGTGCCATACTTTATCCTAGCCTTAGGTTTAGTCATAGCTAGTTCTATACACTTCTTTACTGCCCAGTAAGACTTACCAAACTGTCTAGCAATGTTACAGACAAAGAGTTGACCTTGTGAGGTAGCAAACTTATCCTCTATAACCTTCTGGCCAGAATGTAGTAAAAAGCCGAGTCTAGCCCTATGCCATAACTCAGCTTTAACTTGTTCTACTGTAGGTTTAGGAGTCAAGATGTTGTACGTCCAGTAAGTTGTCTAAGTCGCTATCAGACATCTCAGTGAGGTCACGCTTATCCTCTATAACATGATTAACAGTCATTTGATCTAAACCTTTAAGCTTAGCCAGTGACATGAGTATCTTATGTTGTTCAGATAGGTTCTTCTCTACCTTAGCCTGTCTAAATGCCTGCCATAGGTTAGATGTAATAAGTGCCATATTGTCTTGTAGGGTAAAAGCATTGTGTTCTTTTAGTATAGCAGTAGCTTGACGAGTATATAAGTCAACTTGAGTATCTGATACTCCCCATTTAGAAGCATACTTAAGTATGTCAGAACGAGTAAAGCCCTCCATGAGGAGGGTATATATTTCTGTAACACGTTGATTTACTACAGCTTTAGTTGACTTCTTGGCTGTTTTCTCTATATTCAATGTGCTTTTCGGCTGCTTCTCTGACGTACTCATATCCTAGTACTTCCTGTAGTTGTGGAATTAGCCAGTCTAAGTCTGGTTGTTTCTTTCTTTTAATGACCCAATAGATATACTTGTTACCAAATGTCTTATCCTTAGTCATTGCCTCTTTAACTAACTCTTTGAGTGTCATATTATCTCTTATTGAAAGCTGAGGTAAGGTTATGTGTAGAAATGATCTTCTTTGCTTCTTCTGTTACCTTTTGTACTTCCTCTGTGTTGATTGCTAGTCTACCTAGAGCTAAGTCTATCTTCTCTACTTTAGAGGATAGGTCAGTGGTTTGAGAGGATTGTTGTTCTAGTTTAGAGTCTACATCTAGTTTAGTCTTACGATTGTTTTCATGTCTTTTGTGAGCATAGAGAGCTATTACGGGGATAAGTGAAAGTACCCCAGTATAGTCTAGGGGTGATATAGCTACTTTGTATAGGATTATAACGAAAGCTATGTTGGTGAATGATAGTTTGTTATAGTCGGTTAAGTTAAGAAACTGTAGTATTTTCATCATATTAGTATTGATCCGAAAAAGTAGATACGAAGTTAATCTTAGCTGACTCTTCTGCTATTTGACGTAGGTTAGGTTCATCTACTTCAATAGAAAGGACTTTATCACCTTTTGTGGTGATTACATAAGATACCCAAGAGTTAGAGGTAGGGGATACTCTCATGTATCCTACTGACTTGATTTCTGGTTGGTCTACTTCAGGACCTGATACAGAGATAGATAATGGATGTTCTGGTGCGTCTTGTACAACAATAACTGGTTGAACGATCTTATTAGACTTGGCCATTAGTTACACTCCTTTGGTTGAAGATTTCAGCTAGTTCAGGTACCTTACCAGCATCTGGATGAGATAGGGCTTGATTTAGCGCTTGTCCATGAAGTGATTCTAAGAATTGTAATGAACTCTTTACTGCTTCCAAGAGAGTATGAGGATAGCGAGCATCATTAATTAGGCTATGTGCTGTAGTGATTGCTTTGAGGGCATTGATTTGGTGTAGAAGGTCTTGTGCTACTACTACTGTTGGCTGGACTTCTGTTACTTCTGGGGTAGATACTGATTCTTGTTCTGTCATGATACATCCTTTAAGGTTATAACCGCATCCTGTTATAGGGTAGCGGTTTCGTGTAAGGTGGTCTAGGGTAAAGTATTAATTTGGTTGTTTTTTAGTTCTATAGGTATAGGTAGCATCAATTACCTCTATAAGTACGTCCTCATGAGAGGAGGCCTCAATTGGCTGGGGTGCTATACCATCCTTTATGGTAGGAGTGTCAGGGTTCTCAGGGATGGTTTGAGAGTCTAGACTCTTTAAGTACTTATTTTCTCTAGACATTATATCCCTATTCTTTGAGTTCTCCCTAGCATAGCAGTCTTTCCTAAGTTTGTCAGTGTT